GTGTCATCTTGTCACCTCATTGTGTTGAACTTCCTAGAGCATACGATCAAATCAATCGTATAGTCAAGACAGTTTTTTAGTGCAACGCCCAGAATGTCAACCCGGGCGCTGCTTTAGTTTGTTTTTGCAACCACCACTATATTGCCCCTAGTCTCTCTCTACAGATAGGCGCACGTTTCACAACGGACGCTTATGCAACACTGATTTGCTAGGGGATTTATAGTGGAACCTTCGGCGATATTCTGCTCTAGCGAAACCTTGTATCCGCATCCGTATTTGTTTGACTAATTTGAACTGCAAAGCTTACTTGTAAACGCTCAATCCGTTAGGCTGGAAAACATCCAAAGTCTTTACGATATTTTGTAAATCTTTGGCTATGCTATACGTTTACTTTTTGCGATGCTTGATCCGTTCTGTTGTGTCTATGTTGTCGTTTAGTCTGTTTTATTTTCGTTTTGTAGTCAAGTAGTTTTTTTAGTCTGTCTTTTAAGTTTGATAGGGCTTTCCACCGTATCTGTCAGAAGGACGCTGAAACACTTTGAAGAACCTACGTTGCTTGCGATTTGTTTCTTGTCGCTTTCGATGTAATAACTATGGCACGATTGCTTTCGAGATTGCAATAAAAAAATGACGATTTACCGAATTAATTTTGGTTATCGTTTAAAAACAATGGCTTAAGAAGTGAATCGGATTGCTTGTCATACTAGGCAAGGCAGGTGACACATTATTCTTATATAGGCTCAACCTGAAGTAGTCTTTGTGCATCCCTTACACGTTTTACGTGCATTGGCTCTGTGGGGTAGGGTTTTATGACCACATTTTAGGCTGTCACTGTTATTAAAACAGTTTATTTATGCAATAAAAACAACGCATTAGCGCTGCAGAATAGGCAGGCAAGCCATATTTTACTTAGAATTGTTCTAAAAACACAACCTAAAGTAGAAAAACAGTCACTGGGCACAACCTAAGAGGTACTGGGCGAGGGCCAGATGGGGGTACTGGGTAATGTATATATATACGTATACACACACGGGGTTTTTTGCTTTGTAAACTAGAAAACCTATCCAATTTCGCCATAAGCATAACTATTTAGTATATATATGCAAGTTTAGGGCTTGACAGAGGGGGGCTACCTGAGTATAACTGCGTAGCAGGAGCAGGAGATAGTTAAACTATATAGTAAACTTCTACTATTTACTACTATATAAAAGAAATAACTTGACAAGAGTTTAACTATATAGTAAACTATGTTCTAGTTCATACAATAATAATAAATAATAAACGAGTATGAACTGAATGGTATGTGTTAGACTTAAAAGTTTAACTCCCTCTTGTGTCTCCTCTTCCTCTTAGTTGAACGTAAGTCAGCACATACCTTTTTTGTCGTAATAGTAAATTAAGTGTTGACTTATATGAAAAAGTCCGTACAACTGTATGCATCTGATAATGTTATTGAAGAGTTCTATAAGGCTCTAGTAGATAACAATAGTAAAACTATGCAAAAGATTCACATTCCTAAGAGTGATGTATTCTATGTCAGGGCAGCTATTGAGGCTGACACTGGTGTGAGGTACTCTTTGGATCACGTTGAGAGAGCAATGTACTTAGAGGGTCACCTAAAGCGCTACGAAGTGCTAGACCCTGACAGAGAGCGAGAATATGGCAGGTAGAAACTACAAGAGAGAGCGGGAACTACAGAGTACTCCTAGAGAGTTGGCTCGTAATGCTGCCCGTAAGAAAGCTAGACGTAAGTTAGAAGCTGCTGGTAAAGTTAAGAAGGGTGACGGTAAGGATGTTGACCATAAGAATGGTAACCCTCACGACAACTCTAAAGCTAATCTACGGGTAACGACTAAAAAGAAGAACCGTAGTTTCCCTCGTAATAGTAAAGCAGGTAAGAAGTAGTAAGGATATAGAAAATGCCAGCAAATAATTCTACAGCAAGACCAAAGAATCGTGATCAAAAACAAGCGACTCAGTTACTTAAAGATATAAGAACTCTTAAAGCCAAGCTTCGTAAGCAATTAGGAAATGGTGAGATAACTCAAGGTGCTTTTAATAGAACTATGAAAAAACTTGACCCTGCTTTTAAATCTTCTGTTGTTAAAGGTATATCAGAACCAAAGATGCAACAAATTGAAAGAAATTCAGCTAAGAAGACTATGACAGACTCTAGTTCCCGTAGAACAGGTAGAAAAGTTAGGTAATCCTATGGCTACAACTAAAGATGTAGAACGTCTACCTAGTGGTGGACTAAAGTACCGGGGTGAAACTTATCCGGGGTACAACAAACCTAAGCGTACTCCGGGTGCAGCTAAGAAGAGTGCTGTACTAGCTAAGAAGGGTAGTGAGGTTAAGGTAGTTCGTTTTGGTGACCCTAAGATGAGTATCAAGAAAGACCAGCCTGATCGTCGTAAGAGCTTTAGAGCTAGACATAACTGCGATACTGCAACAGATAAATTTAGTGCAAGATACTGGTCTTGTAAGGCGTGGTAGCTATGACTGATCTTAAGCTTCCTGTTGCTCTAGTGGTAGCTATGGCTGTACAACTTGCAGCTGCTGTATGGTGGGTATCTAAACAGGCCCACACTATTGAGGTACTACAGCAAGACGTTGTAGATATGAAGACTTATATGAACTCTATGGATCTTGACCTAGAGGCTCTGATAGAGTTTGCTACCTTTACTGAGAATAGGTGGGCTGAAGAGTACAGTAATGATATGACTTATGAAAGAGTGTTTGGCACTAAGGAGCCTACAGTAGAATGACCCTTATTTCTCACTTTCCTCTACCTAGTTTTCCTTTTCAGACTCACGATAATATAGTCTTTGAGAAAGCTGATAAGGACAGATCTAGTAGAAATAATGAAGAGTTTAAGCCAGAACAGCCTAACAAGGTGACTCCTGACACACCTGTAGAGGATCTTAAGATAGTGAATCAGATGTATGCATACAACCCTGATCCTAATAAGTTACGTAAACCCGATGGACAAATAGTAGATTTTATAGTGGCCTGATATGAGTAAATCACCTACACCAACAAATAAGAAGTTGTATGCCTCAGTTAAGGCCGCAGCTAAGAAGAAATTTAAAGTCTGGCCCAGCGCTTACGCTAGTGCTTGGCTTACTAAAGAGTATAAGCGTAGGGGTGGTAAGTACTCTGGTAGCAAATCTAATAAGGTAGCTTGATATGGCTAAGGGTGGACTAGGACAGTGGTTCGGTGAAGAGTGGACTGATATTAAGACTGGTAAACCTTGTGGTCGTTCCTCTGGTGAAAAGCGGGGTTATCCTGCCTGTAGACCTAAAGCGGTAGCTAGTAGGATTAGTAAGAAAGAGGCAGCTAAGAAGACTGGCCCTAAGAAAGTTAAGTGGTCAGTGACAGCATCAGGTAGAAAGAGGAATGCGTAATGGCAAAGAAAGTTTGTCCTAAGTGTAAAGGAAAAGGTTGTTCTCATTGTGGGGGCACAGGTTATCATAAAGTAGGAATGGCAAAGGGTGGTGATATGGGTAAGAAAATGAATGCTGGTATGGCAGCGCTTAAGAAAGAGGCTCCTGCAGTAGCTAAGAAAATGGGCTATATGGGTGGCGGTATGGCTAAGAAGAAGATGGGCTATGCTCACGGTGGTCTAGCCTGTGGTGCATCTAATAAGCCTTCTCAAGCAGGTACACGTAGTATCAAGACTTCTTAGCATAGCGGGTATGCACATTTTATATCTACTACAAGATTAAAAATTATGTATAACTATCTCCGCACGTAATAAAAGGAGATAGTGCAATGTTTAAGAATTTACTAACACGTATTCAGAATCATCAGCAGCGTAGAGCAGACTACTGGGTTCTAAAGAATATGTCTAATAAAGAACTACACGATATAGGTATATCAAGAGGAGAGATATATAATCGTGTATACGGCAACGAACAGTGAGGTTAAGTAAGGAGTTACCCCTTATACTAAGTTTAACTGTTATAGCTGGTGTGTCCTCTGGGGATACAGATAGACAAACAGGTAGTGGACTTATAAGAGGGGGTTGCTACAGTGATAGATCCTATAACGGCTATCGGTCTGGCAACAACTGCATTTAATACTCTTAAGAAGGGTATTGCAGTTGGGAAAGACTTACAAGATATGGGTAGCCAGCTAACACAGTGGGCTGGTGCTATCAGTGACTTAGACTTCGCTGAAAGGCAGAACGCTAAACCACCTTGGTATAAAACCCTTGGTGGTGGCGTTCAAGCAGAAGCAATGGAGATATTCGCAGCTAAGAAGAAAGCTGAGTCTATGCGTAAGGAGCTAAAAGATTACATCTGTGTAATGTATGGCCCCTCACACTGGGATGAGCTTTTACGTATTGAAGCGGATATAAGAAAGCAGAAGAAAGAACACGATCATAAACGAATAGAGATGCAGCGTAAGTTAATAGAGTGGGGAGCAGGCTTTGTGTTGTTCCTAGTTATTACGGGTAGTCTTGTTGGTTTTGTATATTTAAGGACTTTAAGATGACAAGAGCTTTAACAGAAAAACAACAGAAGTTCCTAGAGGTTCTCTTTGATGAGGCTAATGGGGATGTTGTTCAAGCAAAGAAGTTAGCTGGCTATGGGGAAAATAGTTCTACTTCTGTTATTGTAGAGTCTCTAAAAGATGAGATAGGTGAAAAGACACGTACTTGGTTTGCTCGTACTGCACCAAAGGCAGCTATGGCAATGACACAAGCATTATACGATCCTACTGAGTTAGGTATTCGTGACAAGATGGCTGCAGCGAAGGATTTGCTTGATCGCGCTGGGCTAGGCAAGGTAGACAAGGTTGATGTTACTTCAGGAGGAGGTGGTATATTTTATTTACCCCCCAAAGAAGGAAAGAACGAGTAGACCTTGCCACAAATTGACTATAAGAGAGACTTAGGTTTCTGGGAATTGCCCAAGCCTAAGAAAGGTAAAGAGAAAGAATGGCACCCTGTAGCTAAAGTATCTCAAACAATACCTTTTGGGTATGATGTAGACCCCGAAAATGATAAACTATTACTACCCATACCCCACGAATTAGAAGCCCTAGAGTTAGCAAAAAGACACCTAAATCAATATAGTTACAGAGAAGTCGCTATTTGGTTGACAAAGCATACAGATAGGTGTATATCTCATATGGGTTTAAAAAGGCGGGTTGAGATTGACAAAAGACGTAAAAAAGCAGCTATTATTAAACGCAGACTTGCCAAAAGGCTCCAAGAAACCCTCGCGGAAATCGAGAAGCTTGAAAAAGGCAGGGTCGGGGCGTACTCAGAAGAAGAATAGCAAGACAGAGACAGTCGCTACTCCCCTTGAAACTGTTGCTGCAGAGGCTAAGGCTCCTGAGTTTGATGTCGAGGCAGCACAGTCAGTAGTGTTTAAGCCAAACCCCGGCCCTCAGACAGACTTTCTTAGTTCATCTGAGCGTGAGGTTTTATATGGCGGTAGTGCTGGTGGTGGTAAGAGCTATGCGATGCTTGCTGACCCACTACACGGTTTAAACGATCCTAACTTTAGTGGGTTGTTAGTACGACATACTACAGAAGAACTAAGGGAACTTATACAGAAATCTCAGGAGTTATACCCTCGTGCTATTCCCGGCATTAAGTGGTCTGAACGTAAGTCTCAGTGGACATCACCTAGAGGTGGTAGACTCTGGATGTCATATCTGGATAAGGATATGGACGTTACGAGGTATCAGGGTCAGGCGTTTAACTGGATTGGGTTCGATGAACTTACTCAATGGCCTTCACCTTTCGCTTGGGATTATATGAGGAGTCGCTTGAGATCCGCAAGTTCTATGGAGCTAGGTCTATATATGAGAGCGACTACTAACCCCGGTGGTAGCGGTCACTCTTGGGTTAAGAAGATGTTTATTGACCCAGCGCCTTACAATAAATCTTTCTGGGCAACTAATATCGAAACTGGTGAAGAGATTAAGTATCCAGCGGGTCACTCCAAAGCTGGTCAGTCTTTGTTTAAGCGTA